GGCGGCCGCCGCCGACAGGCTTGCGTCGGCGATGTCGGCAGAGCGAATCATGGCCGCTTCGAATTTGTCGACGCGGGCGTTGATTTCGACGTTGATCAGGGAGAGCATCGTTTACTCCGGGGGAATGCCAAAGAGGGCCGCATCGGCCCAGGCCGCGAGTTC